AGCGCCGGGGTCGGAATTTGGCGCTTGGGGAATTGCCGTTAGCGCGGCAAATCAATTAACAAATGACTAAGGGAAAAGTTTCCGCAAAGCAAGTTGCTGCGGACAAAAAGGCGCTGCGCACAATCAGGAATTTGGGGTTATCCAAAGGCAAAATTGACCTTCGGAAAAATCCGACACCAGCGCAAAAGCGGCTGATCGCCCGGTTCAAGGACGTGATCACGGGCAAGGCGGCGGTGGTGACGCCACCGGACGCCAAAAAATACAAAGGCGTTTTCAAGGTTGTCGGAAACAAGGTGATCGTTCCTCGCAGGAAAGGGGAGAAGATCACGATTGAGAAGCGCACCGGCGACATTGTTTCAAAGAGGAAAGTGGGTGGCCGCACGGTCACGACACGCGGCATGATCTTGCAAAAAGGCGAGATGGTGAAACCGCCCGAAAATCCGACGACGCAATATGCCGTGCCGTTTCGCGTCAAAGGCGGTGGTGTTCGTTGGCAGCGTTTCACAAGCTGGTCTGATCTGAATAGGTTCATGCGCGAGTATGAAGTTCGATATCCGCGATGGAAAGAATACGTTGTTGAGGAAATGGTTGGACAGGAACAGAGCGCCGCTGCACTGACGGCGTTGGTTGAAAAGATGTTTGCAGGGCAAGGTTCGTTGTCCGATCAAATCAAGAAACGCCGCAGTGAGCAGCGACGAAAACAGCGCAGAGTGAAGGGGGCGAAACGCGAAGCTGGTAAACGCTGATGGCAGCGACAATCCCCTTTGCAGGCTTCATTCCGGGCGAGTGGCTGGAGTGCTCGCCCGTTCCAGAAAAGAAACGTCGTGGGCGCCCAACCTTGGGAGCTGAGCCAATGACACGCAAGCAACGCGACAGCAAATATGCGAAGCGCAAGACTGAGGAACGGCGCAGAGACATTGCGGTGCTCGATATGGAAACCGATCCATTCGACAACGTTGGCAAGGGCAGAATTCAGCCGTTTGTCGCGTGTCTGTACAGTGAGCAGTTTGAACCCGTCATCATATGGGAGGAAAACGAACGTGCGTTCGCGCAAGCCGTCTTTGACGCTATTGAGCGGTTGCCGGGGAAATTTACTGTCTACGCCCATAACGGAGGGAAATTCGATTTCATGTTTTTGGTGCATCTCTTGCGAGGTGATGTTTCTTTCAAAGGGCGCGGGATCATGGCGGCCAACATCGGACGCCACTATCTGCGAGACAGCTTCCACATCATCCCCGAAAAATTAGCCGGGTATCACAAAGAGCAATTCGATTACAGCAAGATGCGCCGCGACAAGCGCCACACGTTTCGCGAGGAAATTATTTCCTATCTGATTTCTGACTGCAAATACTTGCTTGAAGTGGTGACCGATTTTGTTGAGCAGTTCGGACTAAAACTCTCTATCGGACAGGCTGCAATGGCGGAGCTGAAACGCTCCTATGATGTGGCAAAATTCAGCGATGGGTGGGACAACTATGTTAGGGATTACTTCTTCGGCGGGCGTGTCGAGTGTCTGGCCGGTCGCGGTGCGTTCGTTGGCGATTACAAGCTTTATGACGTTAACAGCATGTATCCTTACGTTATGGCGACGCGGAAGCATCCTACCGGGGGATTTCACGATTACACAATGCGACGCGGCGCGCCGTCAAACGATACATGTTTCGTGCAACTGGATTGCCGAAATAACGGCGCGTTGATCGCACGCGCGGACAGCGGCGAAACAACAGCCACGATCACGGAAGGCCGCTTCTTTACCACCATTCACGAATACGAAGTTGCACTAAAATACGGCCTAATCAGTGATGTGCGCGTGCTCATGTGTCTAGATTGTGCACAGCAAACTGATTTTTCCGAATTCGTGTTGCCGCTCTATGACAAGCGCTTGATCACAAAAAAGCGTCTGGACGAAATGCGGCGCGCCGGGCTTGAAGCCAAAAGCGAAGAATGGTTTGCGACGAAACGCGATGATCTTTTCTACAAGCTGTTGCTCAACAACGCCTATGGGAAATTCGCGCAAAACCCGCGTCGCTTTAAGCAGCACTGGCTCACGGACGAAAACGAACAGCCGCCCGATGCCTGGTTCAAGACACTGAGCAAAGAGCAGAACGCATCCGGCGAATTCGCGCTGCCGCGTTTTGAGTGTGAAGAATACTGGATTTGGGAAAAGCCCGCGCCGACCTTCACCTTTAACAATGTTGGCGTTGCGGCTTCTATCACTGGCGCGGCCCGCGCGGTGTTGCTGGAAGCCTTGCAGCACGCACGCGAGCCGATCTATTGCGACACTGACAGCATCATCTGCAAAGAGCTGACACATGTCGATCTGGACAAAACGGCGCTTGGCGCTTGGGATATCGAGGCGGAATTCTCCGAAGTGCGGATAGCAGGAAAAAAGCTTTATGCGACAAGTAGCAAAACCGGCAAAGAGAGTGTAAAAGCGAAAGGTCTAAATGGGCTGATTTGGTCCGACATGCTGGAATTGATCGACGGCGGGGAAAAGAAATTGACGAATTTCGGACCAACGCTGACGAAAACCGGGAAACGCGATTACATCACGCGCACGGTGCGCGCAACAGCGAGATAAGATCATGCCAGCGCTTAACGCCATCTTTCAGATCTTCAACGGGCTAGCGCCTCGCGACGGCCAGCCGAAAGCGCTTCCTTACACCTTTGATTTTACCGCGCTCGCGACGCAAACGCTTGAGCTGCTGCTGTCGGAAACCACGGGACAATTCGAATTTGTGCAAGGCATTTACGTTGATAATTCCCTGAATGCAAATTCTGTCACGTTTACGTTTCCGATCACCAATCAGAAGCTTGTCGTTCCGGCGAATGCGCAAGGTTGTTTCCCGGTGATCGCACCGGAGCTGTCGCGCATTGTCGCAACCGCGACCATTGGCATGACAGTGCCTGTGCTGCTGGTCAATATTCCGCTACCGTTCACGCAGTGGGGGCCGACCACGCTCAACGTGACGAACGTCAATCCCGCACAGGGCACGTTTACACCGCGCAGCACGTTCATTGCCGCCACCGGTGTTTCGCAAGCGCTTGTCGCGATCAACGCCAACCGCAAGCTGTTGCTGATCGAAGCGCCATCCGCGAACGCTGCAAGCATTTTCATCAATCCGACTGGTGCGGCCTCGCTGAATGCTGGCGCGACACCGGACAGCTTTGAAATTCTGCCCGGCGGCTACTGGCCACCATCAAATGTCAACGTGATCACCACGCAGGCGGTCACGGTGACGGGCACGATCAACGATAAAGTTATCGCAATGGAGATGTAGCGCGTTGCAGAAGAATGGCACGCGCTGCGGCGCGGCGCTTCGCGGCCCGCGCACGTAATGAGGCTGAAATGATCGTCTTGCTCTATGATGTTGTGAACATGCCGCGCGGGCAAGTCTATGTGACGACGCTTGCCGCGCTTGGCGAGCGGTGGCATGATAAACTCGTGTATGAACTGGCGCGCGGCGCGTGCGCTTGGGAATTTGAAACGCTAGGACTGTGAACATGCGCAATATCCGCTTTGCTCTTGCCTTCGCCGCAGCGCTGATCGCAGCGCTGATCGCAGCGCCAGCATTCGCGCAAAATCCCGGTATCATTCCGCAAGGAACGTTCGCGGCTGGCGACTGCTACAAGGTTGCGGCCAACGGCAACAAATATCAGGCTGTCGCGGTTTCGGGCGGATGCTCGGTAGTCGCGCCTTCGGCACTGACGCGCATCAATGATACCAATGTCACGGTGACGCTTGGCGGCACGCCAGCGACGGCGCTGTTGCAGCCCACAAGCTTGACGCTCGGTTGGACGGGCACGCTTGCCGCTTCGCGCGGCGGCTTTGCTGCTGACGTGTCGGCGCAGAACGGTTTCGCGTTCAACACGGCGGGCGTTTTTACATGGATTGCCGCGACCGGAAGCAACAACGTGGTGCGTGCAACGTCGCCCGTGCTGGTCACGCCAAATCTTGGCACGCCATCCGCCATCGATTTGGCGAACGCCACCAATCTCGTCAATGCGGGAGTGTCTGCGAGCGCTGCCATTGCGCTAAGCAAACTTGCGCCACTGGCTGCTAACACCGTTGTTGGCGCACTTACTGCGACCAATCCTAGCGCACTCGCACTGCCATCGTGCAGCGCGGCCAATAATGCGCTGATCTGGACAAGTGGTGCCGGTTTCGGGTGCAACACGCTTGCCAGCGGCGGCACCGTGACCACGATCACGGCTGGCGACGGCATCACGCTTTCGAGCGGCGCGACTTGCACTGTTACTTGCACAATCACGAATGCCGGTTTTTCGACCGGCGACATGAAACCCACCTATAAGACCACGGCCGATACCGGGTGGGTTATGATGAATGACGGCACTATCGGCAGTGGCGCCAGTGGCGCGACCACGCGCGCAAATGCCGATACCGTCACACTTTATACACTGCTGTGGAACAATTGCAGCTCGCCAACCGCAAACGCATCCTGCACGGTGGCCACGGGTCTTGGAGCGAACGCTGCTGCCGATTTCGCCGCGAACAAGGCGTTGGCGCTGCCGAAAGTCTTGGGGCGCATGGTGGCGAGCGCGGGTGCTGGTAGCGGCCTGACATCGCGCACGCTTGGCACCGTCACTGGTGCCGAAACCGTGACAATCGCCGCTGCCAATCTTCCTGCCCATACGCATGTCACCAATTCCGCAGCGGCAACATTTGGCGTTTCGACCGGCGGCGGCGCACAAATCACGATCACAGGCGGCACCAACGCTTTGACGAATTTGAACACGTTGAACACCGATAGCTGCGCGAGCTGCACCGGAACCGCTATGGCGGTCATGCCACCATCGCAGTTTGCAAATTTCATGATCAAGCTATGAAACGTCTCAATTGAGCACCGATTTCAGCAACGTTCAGGCGAAGGCGTACACCGGGGAGCTGTTCCCCGGCGCGCTGCCGTTGCCGCAACCGCTGTTTCCACCGACTGTCATTTCGCTGCTGATCGACTGGACGCGGTATGGTGGTGGCAGCGCAAATCCGATTGTCGGCATTTCGGTCAATCTGCAGGCGGGCACGCCGCGTCAGAAACTGCAGCGCATCGGCAGCGTGTACATTGACAACACGTCAAGCCCGGTGCCGATCTATGTGCAGTTTCCGGACACCGGCTACACGATCACCGCCGCGCCGAACACCAGCGGCTGGCACATCGCCTATACCAACGTCTTGAACTGCACGATTTACGCCAAGGGACTTTCCACCGGCATTGTGCCGATGACGCGCGTGTTCTTCACCAATCAGATCGTTGCGCCGGACAATAATCCTGAAGTGCAGAACGCGATTGCACTTTGGTTTGCGTCGCCAACACTGGCGCGAACCGGGCTTTTCAACACTGCCTATGGATCGCCCGGCCTTGGTGATCAAGCCAACCTGACGGAGCTGATCGCGAACGGTGTCGGCGCGAATGCTCTTGTTTTCAGTCCGACGCAAGGATCGCCCGTGCTGACGCCATCTAAATTTCTACTGATCAATGCGATGATGGTCAATATTCTTTCAGGAGGCGCGGCCGCTTTTGACAGCGGAGTGCGCGTTGATCTGACAGAGAGCGGCGTTAGCACGGTGCTTTATTCGTGGGGGTGGAATTCGCTTGCGGGTATAAAAGCGCAATTCAATTTGCCGACCGTAAGCGGTGTGAACATCAAACTGGACGGGTCAAAAAGCTATTCTGTCAGACAGGTGACAGGCTCTAACACTGCCGACCGTTTCATTTTAAACGTTGTATTCACACAATCGAACATCGGCTAGGAGCGGCCACACATGAACATCGCAGTGATGTTGAAAGCTTTGGGATTTGATGCTGAAAAGGTGCAAGGCGATGTGCTGACTTTCGGCAAAAACGTACAGGAAACACTGGCGGACTTGCATGCGCGCCAAGTTCGCACAGAGGCCATGGTGGCCGAAATTTATCGCGCGCAATTCGGAGCTGATCATGTCGGACCCGCGCAAGGACGCCCTGCAAACGCCGCAGGATCAATTGACGGGCGTGCAGGCGCGCCTAACGGCGTTGGAAAGCAAACCAATTGACCCGGCAGCAGCGCCCGCGCTTGACGAGCGCGAACTCTATGCCATCCGCGCCGTCCTCGAAAAGTGGGCGGGCACAGAACTCTCAGGCTTCCGCGCTGAGTATGACGCGCAGCAGGCAAAACCCGCCGTCACCTGAGCATTCAAGCGGCGCGGCGTTTGTCGATTTGTCCGCGTTCGGTCTAGAACCGGGCGCGGGCGAAAATGAACCCTTAAGCATTCCGCGAATGTCTGCTAAATTGTCGGCACTCGAATTTCGAATTTTGGAGCTGGAAAAATGGCAGACGCAGCAGAAGCGGCAGCAGCGGCGGCAGCAGCCGTTACCACGGAAATTGCCGCGGTCGAAGCGAACGCAGAAGCGGCGATAGCGGCCGCTGCAGCAGCAACCGAACAAGCCGAAGAATTGGCGGAAGATCTTGCAGAAGCCGCCATGGAAAGCGAGCGCGGACAGCGTATCGCATCACTCGAAACGAGGTTTGACACATGGCAACGAGAGCAGAGCGAGAAGCTGAGCGGGATCGAAAGCGAGCTGCAAAGCTTGCGGCAAACGATGACAGCGCCAGCGGCGGCACCGGTGACAGTGGTGACAACGGAGGAACCGACAGCGGTGTCGTCGATCTTGCCAGCGTCACCGGAGGAACCGGCAGCAGTGATAATTCCGGGGAGCGTAGACGGCGAAAGTACACCAAGCGCGCCAGAGCAGCAGGCGGCAGTGCGGAAGCGTCGATTTCTGTAAGAGATGCCCTGTCCGGGTGTTTCCTGACAGCGCACGCCATCGTCGCGGGACTTGCCGACAACGCGGTGTTTGCTATTTCGCCTGAGCAGAGCACGGCGCTTGGCGATGCTGCGGCGAAAGTCTCGCGCCATTACATCACCTTTGACGGCGCGGCGGGTCCGGCGTTCGACTGGATCAACTTAGGAATTGTTGCCGTTGGGGTTTACGGGCCCATGATCGGCGCATGGCGCAGAGAGATGGCCGAACGCGCGCCGCCAGCGGTGCCGCAGCCTCACGCGCCCGCGCCGACACAGGCGCAACCGGCGCGGCCGAATGGCGCCGCGCCCGGCGAAACGAAGGCCGCCATTCCGGGCGTCGGTGTGGTTGATACGTTCGCAGACGTGTTGAATTGATCATGCGAACGTCCGCGAAAGGCCGCAGGCTGCTAGAGGCGCGCGAGGGTGTCCGGCTCGCGGCCTATCGCGACACGCAGGGCATTTGGACAATCGGCGTCGGCCACACGGCCGCTGCCGGTTTCCCGCATCCCGTCAAAGGAATGCGTTTGACTGCGGAACAGGTTGACGCTGTTTTTACAAGCGATCTTGTTCAATACGAACACGCGGTTGAAACAGCGCTGAAAGTGACCGTCAATCAGCGGCAATTTGATGCTCTTGTTTCTATCACGTTCAATATCGGTATCGGCGGCATGCGCAATTCATCGTTCATGCGCTTGATCAATGGTAAAGCCTCAAGTGCTGCGATCGGCGTTGCCATGATGAAATGGACAAAGAACCGCGAACTGATCGGGCGTCGCCGTTCCGAAGTTCGACAGTTCCTGGGCGAAGCGGAATTCGCCACTTACTAAATTCCGCGACATGGTGTATGCCACATGGGTACAAGACTTTTAACCTATGAGGCTGCGCCATGAACTGGCTTTCGCTGTTCTCTGGACCGTTGACCGCGATTGCGGAGCGGCTTGTGCTTTCCGGCGTTTCGTCAGTTGTCGCTTATGGCGTTGGCAAAGGATATGTGCAGGCGGGCGATGCTGCGACCGTAGGAGCTGCGATCCTGACGCTCGCATCCACAGCATTCGGCGCGTTCAAGAACACGGCGTCCGCCAAAATCAAGCAGGTCAATAACGACACGACCAATGGCGCGGTTGTTGTTCCTGCCACGCCGAAGAACGTGCAGCAGAAAATCAGCAGCCCGGTCACGGAAATCAATCAGAACGCTGGTTGATCGCGCCGTGACGCATGACGACCTTGATAACATCCCGCGCATCGTCAAGAACGAAACGTTCTTCCTGTTTGCGCGGGTTTGCATGATCGTCGCGTCAACTGTCGGATTGCCAATTGCAGGCTTTATGCTGTCGCGTGTCGTTGCCAAGGCCGACGACATTGAGGCGCTGGTACGCAATCAGGGAATTGAAATCCGCGTGATTTCTGAAACGATCAAGCTTAAGGACGAAAACAATTCCAAGAGCGTGACCGATCACGAGTTGCGCATCAGGCAGTTGGAACGTGGCAAGTGACGCCGCGTGAAAAGAATGTCACGCATCGCGGCGCGACCTTCGGAGCGCGCACGTAATGAGCAACTTTCAGCTTCCACGTATTGACCAGCGTGTCACCATCATGGGCCGCACTGGCAGCGGCAAAACTCAGTTTGGCGCGTGGCTGCTGTCTGTCGCTCCGTTTACGGAGCAGCCTTATGTGATGATTGACTACAAATACGACGCTTTGCTTAATTCGATCACGCGCGTGAGGGAAATCGGTTTCAACGAAGTTCCGAAAGAACCGGGCTTGTACGTGCTGCATCCCTTGCCGGAAGCCGATGATGACAATGTTGATAACTTCCTGCGCCGCGTCTGGTCACGGGAAAACATCGGCCTCTTTTTTGATGAAACCACGCTGGTGCCAGACCGCAGCGCCTTTCGTTCGATCCTGACGCAAGGGCGCAGCAAGCATATTCCCGCAATCATGCTCACGCAGCGCCCCGCTTGGGTGTCGAAACATTGCTTTACAGACGCCGAATATTATGCATTGTTCCACATGCAACATCAGGACGACCATAAGCGTATTCGTGGTTTCATTCCTGATATCGATTTAGCCTCTCGCTTGCCCGACTGGCATTCTCGCTGGTACGATGTTTCGCAGGACAAACTTTTCACGCTTGGTCCCGCACCGTCCGCCGACGAGATTGTTGAAACGATAGACCGCCGCTTAGAGCCTAAGCGGAAATGGTTTTGAAAGGGCTAGGGCGATGGAAGGCAACTACATTTCGATCAACCTTCCGAACATCATCACAATCTGCCTAGCGGCAGCGTTGGGAATGTTCGTTGTCGGCGCGATCTCGTCCGGCCTCCGTCAGTACCGGAGCTGATCCGGTGGAACATCTCAAGGCATTTCTGCCTATCAATTTCGCGCTGTTGACCCCTGTCAACATCGTCATCATCACGGTCATTGTGCTGGTCGGCGGCCTCGCACTTGGCTTGATCTTCCATCCCGCCAACGACGAGGACGCCTCCGATGCTTAAGGCAAAATTCAACGGCACTGTGTCGCACCGCGCGGGCCTTGTGTCCGGTGATCCGTTCGCGCAGCGCAAGCGCTACAAGGTGACCGGCGATCCGGGCGCGGCCGCGCAGGCAAACCGTATCGCCATGGCGCAGAAAGCGCAGCAGCAAAACCAGATGGCGCGCAATCTGATCATCGATCGCGCCATTGAAATGACGCAGAGCGTCAATAGCCAGACGTTTGCGGGCGGCGCGGTCGGACAGGTTGTCGGCACCGTCATCAACGTACAGCCGCGCTATGTCGGCATGGTGAAGCGCTTCATTTGCGAAGTTACCGGGTCGATCACGCAGGGCGCGGCGGAAACGCAGACGCAAACCAAACTCGGAATTTCCTGCCTGTTCTCACAGGTGATCTTCACCGACCTCGCGAACCAGACCCGCATCAACACCACCGGCTGGCACCTTCACTTGCTGGCGACCGTGCGGCGTCAGGCGGCATTCGGCGCGGCGTTCCAGAACGATAGCCCGGTTGCGCTCAACGCGAACTTCCCGGTGATCAGCGCGCCTGCCGCCGTCACCGGTGTCAAGACGTTCCGCATGTTCTATGAAATCCCGATCACCTACGGTGATTTTGATTTCCGGGGCGGTATCTATCTGGGTGTGGTCAACGCGACCGCGAACATTCAGTACACGGTCAACCCGAATTTCTTCGTTGCAGCGGGCGCGGTGGCGACGCAAGCGGCCTATCAGTCGAGCTCGGCGCAGCTTGGCATTCTGTCGGCGCTGACGGTCAACACCTATCAGCAGTATCTTGACCAGATCCCGCAATCGAACAACGGGCCAATCCTGCCCATGCTCGATCTTTCAACCGCGTATCTGTTGAACAACACGCAGATTTTGGGACTGAGCGCGAACCAAGATATTCCCGCGCCCTACGCCAACTTCCGCAATTTCATGAGCACGATTGCGATCTATGACAACGCGGGCGTGCTCAACGCCGGAACGGATATCGCGTACTGGGCGCTGCAGAGCGCCAACTATACGAACATTTTCAAGCTTGATCCGTACATCGTTTCGCTGTTCACACGCGAGACGATCGGCAACGACACGCCGCCCGGTACGTACTACTTCAATCACCGCAGTAAGCCGATTTCAACGATCCAGTACGGCAACATGCAGTTGGTGATCAACGCTTCGGCCGTGACCGGCGCAACGTCGCAGGTGCTGATCGGCTATGAGGCGCTGGCACAGATAAACCAGATCGTCGCGGCCGGTTCGATCTACGGCACCTAAGCGACGTTCCGCCAACCGCGCGGCGGGTTCCTTCCGCGCATGGCGCGCGGCGTGTGTGGCAAGACACACGCCGCATTTTACCGGAGCAACGGCGATGCTGCAGAGCTGGATGGACGATTTCTCGGAATGGGCAAAGTCGCCGTTCAAGGCCGATATGTCCGCGTTTCATTGGGCGCTGTTCATCGGGTTGCTGTTGGTCATCATGGCCGGTTGGGGTTTCGTGTTCCGGCATATCCAAGCGGGAGAAGGTTAAATGCGTGGTATCCTCACCATCGTTGTGATCCTCGCCATCGGCTATGTCGTCGGCGTCAAGTTTCCCGGCCTCGCAACGCGCGTAGGCATCGCTTAACCGGCCACCGGCCACAACAGACGGAGCTACCCACCATGCTCGCGAAAAATGGCTCGCATAGCGGGCCGACCTTTGGAGCGGCCACAATGCGCAGCTTGCGCGCCTATCTGATCGCGGCAACTACCGCGCTTTCCTTCCTCGCGCCTGTTGTCGTCACGCCCGCGCTCGCGCAGGGCATGCAGTCCGTCCGCGTGCAGGACGGTATTCCTACCGGGCCAACCATCAGCGGCACCACCGACCAGACCAAGGGTCTTTACTTCGGCACCAATCGCGTCGGCATTTCCGGGCATTTGGAAGGCGGTCTTGCAACCGCCGTGCAGCCGGTGCTTTCGGGCTGTGGCACCACTCCAACGCTTGCCGCCGGCTCAACCGACCTTAGCGGCACGGTCACGATGGGCACCGCCGCAACCGGCTGTGTGATTACGTTCGGCACCGCTTTCACGGCAGCGCCATCCTGCACGGTCACATGGCGCGCGACGCCGCTGGCATCGCAGTCCTATACTGTGAGCGCGAGCGCGATCACCACCACGCAGACCAGCACCAGCAACAACCTGCTTGATTATACCTGCATCGGCAAATCGGGCGGCTAAATCACGCCACTTCAATCCTAGCCGCAAACGCAGCAGCGCCAAACGGCGTGATCGGAGCAAAGCCGGATATGGGACAGTCAAACGCCATATTCGGCTTTCTCTTTATCGCCTTCCTTGTCTACATCACGATGAAGGGCGAGCTGCCGGTCTACCTTGGCTTTCTGTTCGGCGGGCCGCAGGTCGGCGGGTCGCAGCGCGGCGGCGGTGTCACCATCAACAATGTCGGCGCGGCTGCTGCTAACGCTGCGGCGAGCGCGCCAGCCGATCTGAGCAACGTCAACACCTTCGTTGGGCCGACACAGGGCGGCGGATAGGCGAGCACGTAAAATGCCTTTCGCGCTGGTCGTCATCGGCCTGATCATGATCATCACCGGAGCGCAGAACACGCACAAGGCGTTCGGCGCGCAAGTGGTTAAGGACTTCCAGAACGGGCCGAACTGCAATCCGATGCAGGGCCAGTTTCAGAACTGCGGTTTTATCTGGTGGGTTTCCTCGCTTGTCGCCATCGGCGCGCTTGGCTACATCAAGCCGCTGGAAGCGTTCTCGCGATGGTTCATGGCGCTGATCATCATCTCGATCATTCTCGCCAACCAAGGATTTTTCGGCAAGCTGCAGCAGGGCATCAGCGCACAGCCGACAACGCCGCAACGTGACACTAGCGTCAATTCGATGTATTCTGGCGGTGAAGGTTCTTCGTCATCCGGGCCTGATATCGCCAGCGTCGCGCGCACCGCTTTAAACATTCTACCTTTCTTCCTCTAGGAGCATGGTCCCATGTCTGACATTCTGAAATCGGGCACTGAGGTTTTGATCGCCATCGTTGGCGTTGCAATCCTCGCAGTGCTGGTGTCGTCGCGTTCGAACACTGTCGGCGTCATTCAGGCAGCAGGCAGCGCTTTCAGCAACGCTCTCGGTGTCGCGGCCTCGCCCGTCACAGGCGCACAGGTGCAGCTCAACACGTCCTATCCGACCTCGCAGCTCGGCGCGTATGGCGGAAACCCGATGATGATCAATTGAGCTATAAGGAGCTAACCGCCATGGTGTGGAGCATCCGCCCGCCAAAGCCGACGCCAGTGCGCGCAGAAGAGTATCAGCCGCGCCATGGCATGTTTCACATGGCTTGGGAGGATAAGCAGGGTCGCTTGCCGACGCCCGGCGCGAACGCTTTTGCTTATGAAAGCCTTGCTCTCGCAGAATTTACGCCTATCGGCGCGGGCGTGATCATAACGGAACCGCTGCAGAGCACCGCTGCAGGCATCTTTGCCGGGCAAGCCGTGCCGTTGCAGGGCATTCCGCTGGTGTCAGGCGGCATCGGCCAGGCAACGCTGTTCGATCCTGACAGCCCGACAGGCTTCGCCAGCAACTACCCGGCGCAGACTTCGCCGCTGGTGACGTACAATATCCCGGTTGCGGTGCCTGGGGTCGTCGCACCTAACGATCCGTTTCCGCAGCGAAGCGCACTCTAAGGAGGCATCATGTTCGGTTGGATCAAGGCGCATTGGATGCTGGCGGGTGGTGCCGTGCTGGGCATCATTATCCTGTTCGTCCTGATCCGTAACGCGGGCGGCAGCGGCGACGTGCAGGCGGCCGCACAAATGAGCGACCCCAATGCGGTCGCATCGGGCACCGCCATTGCGCAAGCGCAGATCGCCGGGCAAATTCAGGCAAGCCACGACAACGCCAACCTCGCAGCGCTGCAGATCACGGCCGACAGGGATTTGCAGCTCGCAGACAAACAAGGCGCGGTGGCGGAATATCTCGCCAGCCTCAACAGTCACACGCAGGAACTTGTTTCGACGCTCAACACAAACGTTGCGCTCAACCAACTCAACACGCAGCTTCAAGCCAAGGGTCTTGACGCCGATGTTGAAAAGGCGCGCATCTACAGCGACGCGAACAAGGCCGCTTGGGGTTTCCAGACCATTCAGGCCGTTGCCAATGGACGGAGCAACATCTAATGCTGGATTTCCGCGCCGTTCTTGGAATGCTGCTGATCGCCGCAATCGCGGTGCTGATCGTGTGCCGCCCGGTGCCGCGCAACATCGTCAACGACACAACGCACGATCCGGCGCGGCCGGAGGATATCGAGGAAATCGCGGGCACCAGCATGCCGCCAGCCGCTGCCGGAAATTCTTCCCATAGGAATTTCTTGACCTACTCGCAGAACTGGCTTTTCCATCCGCCCATCGGCAACGTGCTGCCATCGCGTGTCACGCCACGCGGTGCTATGTCCGTCTACGTTGAAAATCCCATGTCGTTTGCAGGCGCAAGCGATTGTGGGTGTGACTAGGAGTTTATCCATATGGATTTCCGCAGCATTGCCGACTGGCTCACCGCGCCAATCTTTGCCTACAGCAAAGACCCGTCGCCGCAGTTCGAACCGCGCGACAGCACCATCATCCTGCCCGGTCCCACGTTCCTCAATCAATCGCCCATCGATATGCGTGGTGATCCGTCACTCGCGCCAGCTCCGACGCCGGACGTGAACGGCTGGCCGTCGCTGATGACGGTCTATACGAAGAACAAGAATATCTTCGGACAGTAGGAGCGGCCACCGTTGCCCGGCAACTACTACAGCGAGAGCGAGGGGATAGCGGCCGGGCTGTATGATCCGCCGGGCAGCGTAGGCGCTCGCAACACCGCCGCCGAAGTCTCCCGCATCACCGGGCGAGGGACGCCTTCCGACCTGTTTACAGGGCCGCTGGCTGGCGCAATCCCGTTCGAAGGCCCAATGCAGGGCAGCACGGGCAACAGCGCCACGTCCGGCCCAACCCCTCTAAGGCCGTCTACTTGGCGCTTGCCTTCGATCTCCAATGTGTTGACCGGCATGCTAAACGGGCCGGGCGCTAACCCAAACGGAACGCCAGCCGCTGGCAGTTGGCGTGAATGGGTGGAAGCGTTCGCACCTCGCATTATCATCGTTGTTTTAGGCTTGGTTTTCGTGGCCGCTGGGCTATATATGTTCCGTGGTGGCAGTCCAACGACTGTCGCTGTCTCTCTTGCCAAGGGAAAAGGAACATGAGCTATTTTCAAAACTTCACATCATGTGTTCAATGCGGCGAGCACTTCATTCCAAATCAAAATGGCGCTGGTGGGAATAAATGCTCCGTTTGCGAGTGGCATAGTCGCGCGCAAGAGGCGCTAGTGTCCGACGCTGTGAAGATCGAAACGCAGCTTTGCCGAATTGCGAATGCGTTGGAGGCGCTCTTGCGTCTAACCGGCTTGGGCGACAGCAACACCAAATTGCCGCGCACTGCCGAAGAATTGGAAGAGGCAGGAAAAGCGTTCAGCGAGCGACTAAACAAGGCGGCGCTCAGTGGGCACTAAAACCAAAAAAGCGCAGGACCTGCAACCGGGGGATGAACTTATATTCCCCGATGGCAGCACGCAGAT